TCAGCTGGGAGAGCGCGGGCTTTGCAAGCCTGAGGTCAGGGGTTCGATCCCCCTAACCTCCACCATAGGAGAATTAGTCGAACACCTTTGATAGCAAGGGTGTTCGGCTTTTTTCTTTGTCGGGTTAAAGTCATCCGGCAGATCATCAAACATGAAGTAAACGGATATATCGTTGCCATCGATGTCCACGAACCGGACCCACTCGTTGAGGATTTCCAAGGGCGTCGTGTCGTTTGCAAGGTCATCGAGCCACAGCAACACGTCATCGACGCTCACCTCGAACGATTCCGATTTCTCGATGGCGCACAGGCGGGCTTCCAGCTCTGATTTCTGGCGGTTCAGCTCTTCAATGCGCTCCTTACCGCCGGGAGGCGCGATACCGTCCTCTATCGCATGCCAGATGCGCTCAAACGTCGTGTCGATGCGCCGTATCTCCTTCTTGATGAAGTAGCTCTCGGGCTTTTCATCGCTCCCCTGCTCAGCTTCGTACCCTGCGAGCGTTTCGGCGATGCGGCTGCGTACGTCATCGCGCTTCACGGCCTCGTAAGTCATATCGGCGACGGCTTCCTCTATGATGTCGCGCCGGACGGTTCTACGGCACTCGCGGCATTTGTAGTAGTGATAGGCGGAACCGTTCTTCGAGGTCCCGCTTGTCCCGAACATCGGCGCACCGCAGGTCGAGCAGTAGAGCTTTCCGGTAAGCGGAAACTCACGCGCGCTGTCGATCTTGCGGCGCGGCCTGTGACGGTCATCGAGAATGCTGTTTATCATGTCCTGCTCACGCTGCGGCCACAGGGCGGGCATGCCGCCTTCCACCTCGTTTCCGGCGTACTTGTAAACGCCAGCGTTCTGGACGCGCCTGAGCAGCTTCGAAACGGTGTCATTGGTGAACTTCGCGCCGCGTTTGCTGCGCTCGGCGCTCACGGCACGCACGATGTCTGCCACGGAGCTTCCGCTAAACAGCATGTTCTTCATGCGGCGCAAGACCGCAGCCTCGCGATCGTTCACCACGTAGCGGCCCTCAACGATGTCCCATCCGTAGAGGGTGCGACCGTTCGCCATGCAGCGCTGCGCGTTCTTCTGGATGCCGTCCCGTATGCGCTCGCTGTCGATCGCGCTCTCCCATTCGGCGAGGACTTCAAGCATGCCGAGCTGCAAGACGCCGCTCGAACCGCTCGCGATCTCCTCGCCCGCGTACAGGATCTCTACGCCGGACTTGCGCAGCATGATCCGCGCAAGCGCCATCTCATCGCGGTTGCGCATGATTCGCGTGACCTTGTAAATCACCACATAATCGAATAGACCTAGCTTCGCATCGCGCATCATGCGTTGGAACTCGGCGCGATCGACGTTGCGCCCCGTCTGTGCGTAGTCGCAGTATTCGCGCACGACCTGCAAGCCCTCCTGCTCGCAGTACCGGCGCGAGTTCTCGACTTGTATCTCGATGCTTTCAGAGCGCTGATTGTGCGAGCTGAAGCGCGCGTATATGGCGGCTTTGTTCTTCACCATGTTAAAATCACCTCTTGAAGCGAGTACCTCCAAGTGCTCAATTCGACCCTTGCCCCGTGTGCGACCGCCAAGAAGCAGCACGGGGCTTTTCTATTTCTTTCCTTTTGCGCCCATTGCCAAGAACGCGCCAAGCGCAGCTATTGGAATCCCTACAATCGCAGCGCCAAAAACTGTTAGGAACACCCCTATCGCTATGCACGCAATGCCAATTGCAACGAGGGCTGGCTTAGCCTTTCGTGGGGGCGAAGGCTTGGTTTCGATGGTTGTATGATCCGAAATTTCTTCGTGCTCATAATCTGGTTCGTACGCTACTTCTTCTACTTGCTGTTCATCGCAGGCTTGTTCTCTGCTCTTCGCCAAAGATGCAGCGTATCCGCTTTCAACAATATCCCTTATGTCATCGTCGCCATAGTCAAGGTATTCACCGTAATCATCTTCTACGCGTTTCGGACGTCGGCGAGGTTCGCCAAAAAGGAAGTCATTTAGAACCGACTTGAAGCAATGAGCTGTTGCCTTAGCGTCTGCGAGCGCATCGTGCGCGCCGAAATCAAAGTAATCATAAAACGCTGCGCAATCTTCGAGCTTGCACCACGCCCATTCTTCGCGATACTCATTCCATTCGCCATGTATCTTTGCAAACTCTTTCATAACGTCGAACGTTTGATGCTTCGGGATGTTCAGCCCCGCCGCTCGCAAGAAATCCAAATCAAATTCGGCGTTATATGCAACATACAGTTTTGCGGACTTGAACAGCGGTTCAATCTCATCGCGCCTGTCAATGATGGCCTTCTTGTCGCTGACCATTGATGGAGATATACCATTTATGCTTTCCGCTTTAGGCCACTTCTTGCGTTCGGACGGCTTAAACAGATCATGAAAGAGAACATCACCATCAAGATTGATAACAGCGAGAGACAATATTTCATCGCGCCGAGAGCCGCCGACGTTTAGCCCCGTCGTTTCAGTATCGAAAATGATTACGTCTTTTGGCGCTATTGCCTGCAACTTTTCCTTTCGTGTCATACCCTCATCACCTCAGTTCTAGCGTATCTGACAACCCAAGAAGAAAATCGGCTGAGCATTGTAGCTTTTCAACTATCGCCCTTATTTCCTCCCCGTTCGGAGCGCGCTTGCCGCTTTCCCATCGGGAAATCGTCTGCTTATGAACGCCTACAGCTTCGGCCAGCTGGTCTTGGTTGATTCCACTTGCCTTGCGAGCTATGGCTATCCGCGCGCCAATCATCTTCTTTATTTCGGTGCTATCCATAGCAACCCCTATCATGCGTAACTGTCTCGGCTAATTGTATACAAAAAATTGTTGACACGCTATACCAAACGGCTTACTCTTTTGCTTGTTTGAAATAAGCCGTTTGGTTTATTTCATACGTCAATCGGATGATTGGAGGTGAAAAGATGAAAGAGAACTACAAGTTTGCCCGAGAGCGCAAGGGGCTGACAGCGCAGAAGGCCGCGACCCTGCTTGGTGTTTCTATCACGACCCTGAGCAATTGGGAAACGGGGAGAACGTCGCCCACGGCACCGATGCTTATTGAGCTTTGCAACCTCTACGGGTGCAGCGCAGATGAACTTCTTGGGATTGTCGAGCTTAGGGGCATGTAGGCACTTCGAGAAGGCGAGAAATGAGATGAAAAACGATGGACAAAGCACCAATCGTGGTTGCTCGTGAACACAAGCATACGGCAGCGCTCGCAATTCTTAAGCTGCTTGTTCGCGTATCAGAAAAAGAGCGTCCAACAGAGTACGAGCTTGCATTTGCCATCGACGCTGCGCGTTTCATTTTGTACGAGTGCGCGAGCTGCAACAACAGGCCAGAAACTTGGCGATGCATGGTTCAACTCTGCCTTGAAGAGATCGCAGAGCTAAAAGGTGAAAAACAATCTGAGAAAGCAGTGGTTTGAGTAAATGAAAACCGAAATTAAAACCAGTGGTTACGGGGGTGGTTTTACGGATGCCCGAAGCTATGCGGCAACGCGCAGCGCAACGCCGCTGGTGCAGGTACGTTATCGGCAAGGTTCGTGCCTGGGCTTTGAAACAAAAGATGCCCGCCCGAAGCGGCAACTTCGAACGGGCAAGTCAAATTGCACGCCGCAATTGACAGATGACAGCATATCACGCATGCCGCGCTGGCAGCGCTGGGGCATCTACGCGATTATGGCTGGATCTGTCACGGGAATCATCCCGCTCGCGACAGCAGAGCTTGTCGCGGACGCGTTCACCGGAGTTCTCATGGCGCTCGAATCCCTTATAGGGTCGGGCACGATGGCGGCGCTCGGCATCGGGTTGTGCATCGCCGCCATCATCGCATGCATGGCATACCTGTTCAGGCTGGTGGAGCGATGAGCAATTCGTATCCAATCGTATGCCTCCATCGAGACTCAGATGGTTATTGGGTCGCGCGGATCGAGCAGAAGGCCACTTCACCGGAGAGAGGTTGCACGGGATCCGTGTTCAAGCGCACGCGCTTGAACGTGCCGCCAACCGCGACCAGGGCTGAGGCCGAGCGCGCTTTGGGGCGCTACCTTCGCGCATGCAGGGAGCGCGGCTATGGACGTTGACGATTACACACGCCCCCTCGAATCGGTCATCCGCGACGAACGCAAGGCAAGACCGCTGCCGCTCAGGGTTCAGGATCACCGGGAGCTGTTCGATGAATGGTGCGCACTCAACCCGCAAGCACTCAGGGAAATCGAGCTGACGGCGCTCGCCATCTCGGCGCACGGAAAGCGCGTATCAACTAAATACCTCATAGAAAAGCAGAGGTATGAGGGACGCTCGAAGCTCAACCCGGTCACCTTCTACGACCTGAGCGGCCGTGAGCACACCTATGGGATCAACAACACGATCACGCCCATGCTTGCACGCTACCTGCTCGACCGGCACCCGGACATGGACATCGTAATCAAGCACTCAATCTTTTATGAAAAGGAGAACAACAATGAAGCGTAAAGAGATCATCGACCTGATTGATGAGGTCGGAGTAAAGACATTCTTCATCTGCGGGTCGATGTCGCTCATCAACCCGAAGGACGGCACCGAGGTTGAGGTTGACATGGACACAACGTTCACGGTCGTTCGCGGTGTCCTCGCATGGGTACTCAACCTGCTCTCAGACGGATATGAGCCGGAGGAGAACACCACCAAAAACCTGCAAGATCTGCTCCATTGTGTCGCCTCTTCAATCGTGTACACCCTTCAAGACGATGACAAGGATTAGCGGGCAGGGCCAGCTCTCGCTCGATTTCAGCGAACCGCCCATGCCGCAAACCGGATCTTGTGAATTTGAGCGCAAGACCTTTGGGGGCAAATCGTGCTGCCTGTTCCGTGGGCGCGAAGTCTGGACGAACTGCCGCGAAGTTGGGCACTGCGTATGGGACGGATGGCACCAGCAGGGCGCGCCAGACGTGATCTGCGACGAGGAAGACGGTTAGGAGGTGACTACATGCCTACACGGGAGGAAACGACCGCTGCGCAAGAGCCTATGGCCTTCTTCTCGCACGATTCCAACGCATCGCAAGATGTGAAGTGCCAACGGCTCATCCATCGACGGGGATATGACGGCTACGGGCGCTGGTGGCGGCTCTGCGAATATCTGGCGGCTACCAAGGGACACCGTATCGCTTTCGAGACGGAGGAAGACGCGCTTATTCTCGCGGGCGTTCTGGGCTTCGGACAGTCTGGCGCGTTCGATGAGTACATGGCGATTGAAGATTGCAAATCCTTTGTCGAAGAGCTGTTGGATATAGGGCTGCTCGAACGCGATCCTGGCGGCTTCTTGACGAACTTTCGCATGCTCAAAAACGCGCTTTATTTCGGTCGCCAGCGCGCCAACGGGCGCAAGGGCGGAAGACCGCGAAAAAACGCCAATAACAACGATTCAGCAGGTCAGGAGGTGTAAAAGCATGTTTGCTAAACCCAGGGAAAAACCAGTGGTTTTAGGTGTGCTAAACCCACTCGCAAATGGTCGCCTAACCATAAAACAAAACAAAACAAAACAAGAAGGAGTGGGTTTGGTTCTTAAAACCAAACCAAACCCACTCACTTGCTTGTCAGTCAACCTAACAAGCAAGGTTCTTTTTCTTGCTTCTTCTTTTTGCGAGCACTTCCGAAACGCTCGAATCGGCGACTTTGACCCGTTGTTTTCAACATGTTTTCCACAGAGTTTTCCACACGCGGTGTTTGGAGGTGATTGGCGGTGCCATACGGGACGTATCACGGGCGCGTAGAGATACGACGATGCCCAATCTGCGGCAAGGAGCGACCCATCGACTGGTTCGTTCGAAACCATCGGGAACACGAATCGTGCTGGCTCTGCCGTGAGACGGGCAGGGACGGCAGCAAGGCAGAAAAGGAGACGCGCGATGACCTCATCGGATGAAATCGAGCGTGAGCTTGTGAGTTCGACGCGAGCCACCATCGCGTCAATCAGGAGTCGGCTCGCGGACGCTTTAGAGCTGTTGTCCAAGCCGGATGTCGATTGGGATGCCGCTTGCGATCTCAGCCTAGACATCTGCGACCTCGCAAGCGGTTTAAACGTCAAGTGCTGCGTTGGCATCACAAAGTTTGGAAAGGCTAAATGACATGATCGAGGTTAAACAGGCAAAGACGCTCTCGGAGCTTTCGGGATGCCTCGCGGGGAACCCCGTCGAGCATCCCGACCATTACGCCGGAGACGGCAAGATCGAGTGCATGGACGCCATGCGCTCGATGATGAGCGGCGATACCTACGCCCTCCCGGCGATCGCCGCGCACTGGTGGGCCGAAGCGTTCAAGTACATCTGGCGCTGGCGTCGCAAGGGCGGAGTTCAGGACCTGCGCAAGTGCCGTCAATGCATCGACTATCTCATTGCGGAGATCGAGGGTGGGCAGTGAGACGCCACCGCATCGCCATTGCGTTCGTCACGGCAATCCTGACCGCCACGGCGGCAATCTGCACCTACTGGTGGGTTTACAGGCAACTGTGCGCCGGTCTCCTTCTTCTCGTGTTTCTCGCGCTGGCTTCCATGTCGGCATGAAAGGATTCTCAAATGGACAACGATTTTAAACAAGGCGTTATCAGCTGCTCGCTCATATGCGCGGCATCCATCTTTGTGATCGCGGCAAGCATCTCGGTCGGCATTTTCTTCGGTGCGGGGTTTGGTTTCGCGCTCTTCGCATTCTTCATGCTCCTGTTCACCATCGATCTTGTCTTTGCGTTCAAGAAAGCCCAGTGACGAGATGGATATAAAGATCAGGAAGGGTACAGACGGCGTTTTCGAATGCCGTTTGTACCTTGGGCGCGGCTTCGACGGCAAGGCGATTCGTCCTTACAAGCGCTTTCCACACGCGGCTACCGAAGAGGAAGCGCAGGCGCTCGCCGAGACGTGGGCGGCTAACCTCACAGCTGACGGGACGGTTAGAAGCGCCCGCCTGACCGACCTTCTGGGCGATTACGTCAGGCTACGCGAGCGCAACGGCGCAAGCCCTAACAGCATCAAGAGTTATCGGCTGTTCATCCGTTACGTAGCGCGATACCTGAAGACCGCTAACGCACGCGATCTTGGCGTTATGGACTTCAACCGCTTTGAGCAACGCTTGCTCATTGCCAAGGACGAAGGCGGGCAAGGTCTTTGCCGCAATAGCGTTATCAACGTCCACAACTTCTTGCGCGGCGCTTATAACCACTTCGTAGACGCGGGAGCATGCGACGCTAACCCGCTTGTCTACGTTGCCAAGCCCTCGCCTGAGCGACATGAAGCTTCGGCGCTCACCGAATGGGATTTCGAGGGCTTCAACGAGAAGCTAGAGGGCGCGCTTAGCAAGGAGATAGAGACGAAGGCCGATTACCGCGCCGCCGTCTACGCATTCGCTTCGTGGCTGTCGCTCGTTACCGGCATGCGCGTTGGCGAGGTCTGCGCGGTGCAGCGCATCGACGTTAAGCGCGCCCTGTCTTACGTCCATGTCGGCGGCAACGTCATTGAGGGCAAGGGCAAGAAGCCTTATCGCCGCAACGTCACCAAAGGCCGCAAGTGCCGCAACATCGCGCTTACGCAAGACGATATCGCGGTCATTGATGCCTTCACGAAGCTTCAGAGCGCCATTCTGGGGCGTTTGGGCGCAGATTGCCCACTGGTGACGCTAGACGGCTCATATATGCGCCCAACGACGATTTCACGGGCTTTCAGCCGCATACGCGACGCATGCGGACTGCCGCGAGAGATCACGTTTCACAGCTTGCGGCACACGCACGCTTCGTGGCTTATCGCCAACGGCTGCGACCTGAAGACGCTATCTGAGCGCATGGGGCACGCGGACGAAGCAACGACGCTTCGAATCTACGGACACCTGATGCCCGGACGCGACGCGGCGGCGGCTCAGCTCTTCAGCGAAGCGAAGCGCCGCGCGGCGGGTTAGGAGGTGTGCCAAAGGTGAACCAAAACGCCGTTTTCGGGCATCGCGGCGACCGAGGACGAAACGCGAGATAAACCGCCGCTTTCGGTACGGGTTGAAAGCGCCTGTGCCAGATAAGAAGTAATTATCAGGCAATCACGAAAAAGGGGGGGGGTGCCATGAATCCCGACGAAGCTCGGGAGCTGGTCTCGAATCTCGATGTGAGCGACAAGTTGAAGGCGTCAATGATGCGGACTTTCGACGCGTTGCAGGATCGATGGGACAAAGACCGCGATGCGGCAGCGACCGCGTACCAGATTGACATTCCCGCGCAATCGATTCGGATCTGCGGAGAGCTTCAGGCGAGGCACGCTCTGGACATGCTGAAGAGCCTGAAGCTCACCGGAACTTATCGAGTTATGAAAGGTGGAGTAAGTGAAGGAAATCGAGGTTAACGATGACGAGTGGATGCGGATCAAGCACAAGCTTATGACCTCCACCGTCGAGGATGCACTGAGCGACTACACGGAACCGGTTCGCATCGTGCACGGATGCGAGTACGTGACTTTCGAAAGGGGCAACGATGATTCCGAATCTGACCACTGAGCAACGCCGCGAAAACCTCGAAAAGGCGAAGGCCGCACGCCGCCGCCGAGCCGCGATCTTGAAGGGCGTTGCCGATGGCTCTTACAGCGTCGTTGACGTTCTCAACATGGCGCTCGAAGACGAGACCGTTTCGCGGATGAAGGTTTTCAAGCTCATAAAGGCCGCACCGGGCTACGGTTTTGCCCGCACGCAGCAGACCATGCGAAAGCTGCACATTTCCGAATCGCGCCGCCTTCGCGGCCTTGGCGCTAACCAGCGCGCGGCGCTCATGGAGGTGTTCGCATGAACGCTGATAGTGTCGAGTACATCATCAGTTTCATTTTTACTGTTGCCCTGCTTGCGTGTTTGACGTGCATTGCTTGTCGGCTTACCGAAATCCTCCACGCGATAAGGGACTTGCATAGCTTTTCGGTTATCCCAAGAAACATCGACGTGTTCATAAAGAGGAAGGGCAAGGATAACGATGAGTCTTAACAAGATCACGCTTTCGGGAAATCTCGGCGCAGATGCAGAGCTGCGTTACACGAAGAGCGGAAACCCCGTCGTTTCGTTCTCGCTGGCGGTCAATGAGCGCACGCCGAACGGAGACGGAACGTGGGGCGAATACACCAACTGGCCTGATTGCGTCATGTTCGGCAAGCGCGCCGAAGCGCTCGCGCCGTGGCTTCGCAAGGGCACCAAGATTTCGCTTCTCGGACGCATACACACTCGCAGCTACCAGAAGGACGGACAGAGCATCAAGCGCTGGAAAGTGCGCGTTGATGACGTGGAACTCATGCAATACAAGCGCGATGCGCAATCACCAGCGCAAGCGAACGCAGCCGCGCCCGGTCTTGCGATGGCCACCGGCGACCCATCGCCCGTTGCGCCAGTGCAACCGACAGCGCCAGACGTTTACGACGAGGACATCTCGTTTTAAGGAGGAGCAAAGATGTTGTTGGAACTTTTCAAGCGAAGCAAAGAGGTGGAAGAGTTGCGCGAGCTGCTTAACCAAGCCGAGGACGTTACCCGCTCGAACCCGCGAGACGATCAGGGACGGACGCTCGCCCTCGATGATGTTGTTCTCTACAACGGCGCTCACTACCGCGTCGTTGCCATGAGCCATCGCGGAAAGGTGTCAATCCGCCACGTCTCGATGCACGGCGGCTGCGGGGCGCGTTGGGTTCCCGCAGACCGCGTTTCGTTTCTCACCAGTCAGGAGGTCTGCTGATGTTCGGACGAAAGCTCAACGTTAAGGTCGCGGACGGCATGCAGGTTCCGCGCTACGCGCACGATGGTGATGCCGGTCTGGATCTGCGCATCACCGAGACCGTGACGCTCGAACCGATGCAGAGGTGCATCGTCGGGTGCGGCCTGTCAATCGAGATCCCGAGCGGTTGTGTCGGACTGCTTTCCCCGCGCTCCGGCCTTGCATCCAAGCAGGGCATCACGCTCGCCCACAGCGTTGGCGTCATCGACAGCGGTTATCGCGGCGAGGTGTGCGCTCCGCTTATCAATCTCAGCTACGAAACCGTGACCATCGAGGCGGGCACGCGCGTATGTCAGCTTGTCGTGATGCCTTATGTTCCGTGCGAGATTGTCCCGGTCGAAGAGCTGAGCGGCACCGAGCGCGGCACCGACGGCTTTGGCAGCACCGGCGTTGAGTAGGTGAAACGCGTGAAGGCAAAGGAGTATTTCGAGGGAATCCGCGCCGAGGTGGTGAAGACCGAAAGGGCGCGGGAGATGCTGGAGTGCATGAGGGCTAAGGAGGGCGCGAAGACGCAGAGCTACCAGCCTTCGGGCAGCGGTGGATTCTGCACAGACGCATCGCTCGCCATCATCCAGCGCATCGACTTCGAGAAGCGATTGGAGCGGCGCATCGCCGATGCTCGCAAGCAGATAGACGAGGCGTGCGAATTTCTCTATGGCGCTGACGGGCGCGGAGGTCTCGCGAAGCTAAAGGGCACGCGCTACGCTGACGCGATCTGCATGGGGTATCTGCAAGCCCAGCCGTGGGACGAGATTGCCGAAATTATGCAGAGTTCCCAGAAGTGGTGTCGGAAGCTGTGCGATGTAGGTTTTGCGTACATTGATGCCGTCGGGTGGGCGAAACTGAAAAACACCTGATAAATGGCTGTTCCCTTTAGTTCCCTATTTCTGCTAAGATTCGGTATGGTGAATTGTCATGAAAGGCCGTGCGGGGGAACCTGCGCGGCCTTCTTCATATCGAGACATATCAGAATCCCGATATAGGAGTCTGACATTCCGATATACACGGAGAGTTGGCAGAGCGGCTTATTGCATCCGGTTGCTAACCGGACGATGCGCAGGCATCCGCAGGTTCGAATCCTGTGCTCTCCGCCATCTAAGACAAGGGGGGCGCGATGGCCAAGGATTTCAGCCGCGCCTTTTACCACAGCGCCGAGTGGGCGCAGGCGCGAGACGCCGCGCTCACCCGAGACGCGCACCTATGCCAACACTGCCTGAAGCGCGGGGACATAACACCAGCGGTCATGGTTCACCACATCAAGGAGCTGAGTCCTTCGAACGTCGATGATCCTGACATAGCGACCAACCCTGACAACCTCGTGAGCCTGTGCGACCGATGCCACAAGCAAGTGCATGGGTGGATCAGGCAGGGCGCGACACGTCAGGGCTTCGGCTTTGACAGCGACGGCAATCTGGTGCCGCTCGATTAACGGCACACAAACACAGCACAACGAGGGCACAACGCAAAAACGCGACACAAAACCGCAGGTAAACGCAGCGGACAATCCCCCCATCCCAAAAACACAGGATGGGTGGCCGGGGACCAACGCCGGGAGATAGTTTTATGCGCGTGGAAGGTTTTCGAAAGGGGGTGGTCTTGCGGTGTCAGGGAAAGTTGGCGATACTTCGAAGGTTTCGGCAAAAGTAGCGGCGAATAGCCCGCCGAAGGGAGCGCGTTCCAAGCAGTCGCGCCTAGAGAGCGAGCTTCGGAAGCTTCGCGAACTCACCAAGGACGCTATTCCCGATGAGAAGCGCAAGGCGATCATGCCCCTGCTCGCGAACATCGCCTTTCTCAAGGTGAAGCTCGATGATGCCCGCGCAGAATTGCTCTACGAGGACATTTTCACCGAGTACGACAACGGCGGTGGCCAGACCGGACTCCGCGAACACCCGGGATTCAGCGCTTACAACAAGCTGTTCACCACATTCAGCCGATCGGTAAAGCAGTTAACAGACATGATGCCGAGCGGAACCGCCGCCGCAGACGCGCTTATCGATTTCATCCATGAGACGCGGTGCTAGGCGGTACAAGGGTGCCGACGGGTTGTGCGAACGCGCTATCAGGGAGTATTTCGGCGGAATACTAGGCGGCGATATAACCGCTTGCACCAAGATGCGCAAAGTTGCCGCGCACATCCTGCGCGACATGGACAACACCGACCCGCTTTACCCTTACCACTTCCGAGAGGAATACGCGCAGAAGCACGTTCAGTTCATCGAGCGGTTCTGCCGCCTGCCGTCTGGACGCTTGGGCCACGACTTCGAGCTTGAGCTTTTCCAGCGGGCGATCCTCTCGGTTGTCTTCGGGTTCGTTGACGCCGACGGCACGCGCCAGTACCGCGAGGTGCTTTGGATCATGGGGCGCAAGAACGGCAAGACCGCGCTCGCGTCTGCAATAGAGCTTGATCTCCTCATCAACGATGACGAGGGCGCTCCGGAGGTCTACAACGTCGCTACCGCGCACGATCAGGCATCCAAGGGCTTCAACAACGCATGGCGCATGGTCATGACGAGTCCAGCGCTCTCGCGCCATGTGCGCAAGCGCGTGTCCGACCTCTATTGCGACCTTAACATGGGGAGCATCAAGGCGCTCAGCGCGAACACGAACCACCTGGACGGCCTCGACATCTCGGGCGCGATCGTGGACGAGCTTGCGGCCATGAAGAACCGCGACCTCTACGACCTGACCATTCAGGGCACGTCGGCGCGGCGACAGCCACTCGTTTTGGAGATAACCACCAACGGATTCGTTCGAGGCGGCATCTTCGACGCCCAATATGAGTACGCGTGTAAGTGGCTCGACGGTCAGGCGACCGGAGACAAGGCGGAGCGGTTCATCGCGTTCATCTTCGAGCTTGACGAGCGCGAGGAATGGCAGGACGAGAGCTGTTGGATCAAGGCCAATCCGGGTCTTGGGACCATCAAGTCGATAGACGCTCTACGGCAGAATGTGTCAAAGGCTAAGGACGATCCGACATTCCTGCCAACCCTGCTTGTCAAGGACTTCAATCTCATCGAGAACCAATCGCAAGCGTGGCTCACATGGGATGAGATCCACAACGATGAGACGTTCGACCCCGGCGATGGGACGTTCACCTATGCCGTGCTGGGTGTCGATGCGGCCGACACGACCGACCTCACGGCGGCGTGTTTGCTCATGCAGCGACCCGGTGACCCGAACATCTACGCGATGCACATGGCGTGGATACCGCTGCGCGCCTTGGAGCAGGCGGAGCGCGAGGGTCGGCGCGGCGGGCGCGATGGAGTCCCATACGATGCGTGGATCGCGCGAGGACTCATGAGGACGTGCGACACTCCGATCATGGACAAGCGCGACGTGCTCGACTGGGTTGCCGAGGTCCAGAGCGAATACGGCATCTATGCCGTGGCGTGCGGTTACGACCCGTGGCACATGCGCGACGTGCCGACGCAGGAAGCCTATGAGGATTACTTCGGTGCGGACAACATGCAGAAGATCGTCCAGGGCGCTCAGACCTTGAGCATGCCGATGAAGGAGCTTCGCGCCCTCTATAAGGAGGGGCGAATTGTCGATAACGGAAACCCCATCGCTGAGTGGTGCCGCTCGAACGTCGCAATTAGAACCGACGTGAACGGCAACATACAGCCGGACAAGAAGAACCAAGACCCGCGCAACCGCATAGACGCTTGGGCGGCTGAGTGCGACGCGTTCATTGCGATGAAGAACATTGCGGACGATTACCGCGCGATGATAGGAGGTTAAATGGCAAGTACACGACCGGTGATGCGCTCGCTGTTCGATGCCGTCTTTCATCGACCGCAGATGCAGGCGGTCAACGGGTATTTCGAGACGTTCACCGCATACGCGCCGAGCTTCACGACGTGGCAGGGCGGCCTGTATGAGGCCGAGCTGACGCGCAGCATCATCGAGAGCGGTGCCGACCATGCGAGCAAGCTCAAGCCGGAGATCTCCGGGAGCGCACAGCCAAATGCTGCCCGCGCGCTTCGCCACGCGCCAAACCCTTGGATGACAACGCCTCAGTTCATAAAGCGCGTCTGGACGATGCTTCAGGTCAACGACACGGCGCTCATCGTGCCGCTCGGCGATGGCGATGAGGTCACAGGTTACTACCCGGTTCTTCCATCGCAATGCGAGGCATACGATGTGGGCGGCGAGCTTTGGCTTAACCTGCGCTTCCCAACCGGTGACACGGTTCTTGTCGAGTGGTCGCGCGTCGGCGTGATGACGAGGCACCAGTACCAGTCAGATCTGTTCGGCGATGGGACGAACGTCCTCAAACCGACGCTTGAGCTGATGCACGCGCAGGCAGAGGCAGAGCAGACGGCCATCAGGCAGGGTGCCGCGATCCGCTTCATCGGCAAGCTTAGCCAAAATCGCAATGAAAAGGACGCCGACACGGCGCGGAAGAGCTTCAATTCCCAGCTCTCCGCCGACAACGCTGGTGGAATTGCGGTCTATGACAAGCTTTTCAGCGATGTGCAGCAGATCACGCCGACGAGCTACACGGTCGATGCCGCGCAGATGGAGCGCATCGAGAAGAGCGCTTATCGCTTTTTCGGAAGCAATGAAGACATCGTTATGAACCGTGCAGACGAGGATACGTTCAATTCGTATTACGAGGGACGCATCGAGCCTTTCGCTGTCCAGCTCGGATTCGTCATGACCGACATGACGTTCACGGCAAACGAGATCGCGCACGGAAACTCGATCATGTTCAGCGCGAACCGCCTAGAGTTCGCCAGCAACACGACGAAGCTGAACGTGGCGGTCGCGCTCTTCGACCGTGGCATCTGGTGCGGCAACCAGGTCGCGGACGTGTTCCAATCGGCGCACTACGACGGCGGCGAGCGCCACGTCATACGCGGCGAGTACATCGACCTAGCGCTCATCAGCGAGCACACGGCGGAGCAGGCGGCGCAGGCCGCGCAGACGAACGCGAACATAGCTGCCATCGACGGCGGGGGCAAGGAGGTAGACGATGCCAGCGAAACCGAATGAGCGGCAATACCGTGTTCTGTCCGTGCCGCTCAAAGCTAGGTCTTCGGGCGACGGCGGCAACAAGCGGTTTGACACGGAATATTACGTAGAGGGTTATGCGACAACGTTCAATGACCCTTACGTTCTCTACGAGGATTTCAACGGGAACAAATACACCGAGATCATCAGCCCCGACGCTCTGCGCGATGCCGATATGTCCGATGTCATCATGCAGTTCGACCATGCGGGGAAGGTTCTTGCCCGCATGAGCAACGGAACGCTCATCGTTGAGCCTGATGAGCACGGGTTGTTCATCGCGGCAGACCTATCGCGAAGCCGAGCTGCCCGCGATGCGTATGAAGAAATCCAAGCGGAGCTTGTAACGTGCATGTCATGGGCGTTCACCGTCGCCGCAGACGAATACGACAGGGAGACGCGGACAACGACAATCACGCGGGTCAAGAAGGTTTACGACGTTTCAGCCGTGAGCCTTCCGGCAGACCCGAATACCGAGATATCAGCAAGAAACCTGCTCAACGGAGCGATTGAGCAGTCGCGCAAGGAGCTTGCGCGCCGTAAGAGCGCCCTTGCAATCGCTAGGGCAACGTTGGCAATCGCCAAGAGCAGAAAGGTTTAGAAAATGGACGAGATGTTGAAAGAGCTTCAGGCGCTTATCGACAAGTACAAGGACGGCACGCCCGATGGCGTGAGCGACGAGCAGGCCGAGAAGGACGCCGAGCGCATGTCCCAGCTCACCGCCGAGATCGAGAAGCGCACCGCAGCCGACGCCGCCGCACGCGAGTCCCGCGCCGCCCGCATCGCCGCCGCGCGCTCCGCTATCGACAACGGCACGGCGCATCAGGTCGGCTCCCTCCCGCTTTCGGGCGGCGTCAACGCCCGCTCCGCCGCGTACGACGTGACGGATTATTCCGCCGCTGAGACCCGTGGTTTCCTGAAGAACCTAGCCACCAGCGCCGGTGTGCGCCTCGTTGAGGGCAACGACCTCAACGACGTCGAGCGAACCGCGCTCACCGCAATGGAGCAGCGCGCGGCGTTCACCGTTACCACCGGCAACACCGACTCTGTTGTCCCCGTCGAGCTTCAGAGCGAGATCATTTCTCTCATCGACAACTCCACGGCGCTCTTCAGCGACGTGACCCGCGACACCATCCCCGGTCAGTACGAGCTTGTGCGCCACAAGGCCATCGCCAATGGAGATGCCGCCAAGACCGCCGAGGGCGCGACTCCCACCGACGAAGAGCAGAACGAGTTTGATCGCATCACCCTCACGGGCGATGAGATCAAGAAGACCGTCAAGCTCTCCCGCAAGATGATGATTCAGAGCCTCGACAGCTTCCGCACCTACATCAACCGCGAGGTCAGTGCACGTTGCGGTGTCGCTGGTGACAAGATCGTTCTTGCCAAGCTCGTTGACGGCGCGCTCGGCATGGCTGCTGGAAACAAGATCAGCGTGGCTAAGGCCGGAACGCTCACCAAGGCCGACATGATGAAGGCTCTCAGCCTGCTCAAGACTTACGGCAACCCCGCCGCGAAGGGCGTTCGCATCTACGCGAACCAGAGCACCATCTGGAATAAGATCGCGGCAATTGAGGATGCGACAAAGCGCTCTTACTTCATTGACGAGCGCGACGATGACCCGACCGTGAAGGGCCGCATCTTCGGCAGCATCGTGAAGCTTGAGGACAATCTTGAGGATGGCGTCATCATGCTCGGTTATCCCGATCTCTTCCGATCCAACCTGTTCGACGGCCCCGTTGTCGAGGCCGTCACGCTTCCCGACGGCAGCTGGAACACCGCGATCAACGGTTACATGCTCTATGACGGTGGCCTTGCCGTCCCGGAGGGCTTCGTTCAGCTCACCATCGGCACCGACGCAGCAGCCAGGGCTTAGGAGGTACCGCATGGCAGAGAAGCCGAAGCTGCTTGACGCTTGCCGCGAAGCGCTGAGGATTCCCGCCGAATGCTACGACTTTGACGCTGAGATTGAAGACCTCATCGAAGCCGCCCGCTCCGCGATGCGCGCGGGCGGCGTTGCCGATGCCGTAGCCGCCGACGATTCGAACGGCACGGTTCGGCTCGCGGTGAAGGTCTACTGCAAGGCGAACTTCGGCATGGACAACCCCGATGCCGACCGCCTTACTCAGAGCTTCGATGATCTGCTTACCATGATGCGCGGCAGCTCGGAGTTCGGGGGCGCGTCATGAGCATGTGGGCTGGCACGTGCAAGCTCATCGCTAAGACCGTCAAGAAGGACGAATACGGCGTGCAGAAGACGGAGGAAACCAAGCGCAAGGTGTTCTGCAACGTCTTCTCTATGGGCGATGCCGCATACTACGCCGCCGCTGCCGCTGGCATCCATCCTGAAGCCGTGTTGCAGATACGCAAGAGTTCCTACAGCGGTGAGCGGCTAGTCGAGTTCGAGGGCGCGCGGCTGAAGGTCGAGCGCGTTGACAGGTCAAGCCCCGACTTCGTGCGCCTGACGCTCGCTGAGGTGGTGGGCGACCGTGGCTGAGCAGAGCATCGAGCGGTTCATAAGCAGCTGCATGAAAGAGTGCGTGAAAGACAACGTTTCCGCGCTCGCTGAGAACGCGGGCGAAGCCGGAAAGTGCGCGGTGAAGCTGCTGAAGCAGAAGAGCAAGGTTCGCACCGGCGCTTACAAGAAGGGCTGGAAGGCAGACGTTACGACCGACGAGACGGGCACCGAATGCACCGTGCATAACCGCGTTTACCAGCTCACGCACCTTCTGGAGAACGGCCACAAGATCACGAACCAGACCGGCGAGTATTACGGCGACGTTCCCGGTGATGGCGTTATCGCCGAGGTGGCAGACCAGGTGGCGCGCGAGTTCGCGGACATGGGGGGCGATGGCAGATGATCGGTCTAGACGAGCTTTGCGGCGTTCTCGATTCGCTCGGCATACCGTGGGCTAACCAGCGCTTCGCGGACGGCGAGGAACCCACGCCGCCCTTCATCTGCCTTGTCGCTGGCTACAACGAAGCGGCCTACGCGGACAACGACACCTATCTTTCGTGGATGCCCTACGATATCGCGCTCTACACGCGGCACCGCGACTACGCGACCGAGAAGCGCATACGCGCCGCGCTCGAAGCCGCCGAGTGCCCTTACACGCTTGGCATCACAGAGATTGATTCAGAAGAGCTTACCGAAGCGGCGTTCACCGTTAACGTCGCCGAGAGTTAGGAGAGAACAAATGGCACGAAACGGATTCTTCGGCGTGAAAAACGCGCACTTCGCGCCCGTCGAGGACGAAGACGCGCTTACCTACAAAACGCCAGTGCACGTTGCGGGCACCGTCGCAATCAGCATGGAACCGTCCGTTGAGACTGTGACGAGCTACGCTGACAACGAGGTTTGGCTTGACAAGCAGCAGGACAACGGCGGCTCTGGAACCATGAGCTTCTATGACACCGAGAGCACACCGGAGCTGCGCGCCCTCATCGCAGACCTCGTTGGCTACGAGATCGCGCAGGACGGGCGAACCATCCTGAGCGCAGACCGAACGCCTAAAAAGTTTGCCTTCATGTGCGAGCAGCCGGGGCACGTGCTCGGTCGCCGCCGCTGCCTTCTCATGTGCCAGCTCTCGAAGCCGACGCAGGAGCTTAACACCATTCAGGACACGCCTGAGGTCACGCAGCTCGATTACCCGTTCACGTGGCGACCCGTCACCATCCCGAGCACCGACATTCGCACGAGCGGATACGACAGCTTCACCGGCCTTGACGATTACGACACCTTCTTTAATGCGGTCGATATCGAGCTTGCGCACAAGACCCAGACCGCGTAGGAGGTTGCGAATGCTTATCAAGGTTGGCGAAAAGGAGTTCGAAGCGACCTTCAACGCGTTCACGCCGATTGTGTTCTCTCGATACTTCCATGTCGTGAACCCCAACGGCACGCGCAGACCGAAGGACATTAACGAAGCCGTGGGCGCCATTCTCGCCGCTCAGAACGAGTACGGTTTTCCGCCCATTGCTCCGCTTCTCGAAATCTTCTACGCGTGCATCAAGACGGCTACGCCGAAGTTCGATGAGATGTTCGATGAGTGGGTCTCGGCATTCCCCGCCGACGCATACGATCTGGGGCGCTCGGACGGTTGGGCTTCCGACGTGATGGAAATTGTTCAGGACAACTTTTTTCCATCGGCGAAAGAGGTCATGGACACCGCGACCGCCGAAGAGGAAAGCGCCGCCGCTGCCAAGCGAGCTTAGCGACGCGTGCGACGCGCGATACATCTACAACTGCCAGCAATGCGGCCTGACGCTTTCAGACCTTCAGATGATGAGTTACCGGCAGGTGCAAGACCTGTTGGAGATCAACGCGTTTTACGCCGACGCTGCGGCGCACTACGACGAGGACGAGAAGGCGCGCAAGGCAGAAGCCGCGTTCTGGTCATGACGTGAAGTGAGTTCTTGACGGCAGCGCACCCGCGAGGGCGCGTTGCTTCAAGCACTCATGGGACTTTGACAACCGAAGAGGGGTGATTACGTGGCGGTCACTTACAAGGGGCTTGTTATCAAGTTCGGCGGCGACACCACCGAGCTTCAAAGCGCCCTGAAGAAGGTTCAGCAAGCATCGCGCGACACCCAAAGCGACCTGCGCGACATCAACAAGGCGCTGAAGTTCGACCCCGGCAACACCGAGCTGCTAGAACAGAAGGTAAGGGCGCTCAATTCCGCATATAGCGAGACAGAGAAGAAACTTGACGCTTACAAGCAGGCGCTCGCTCAGTTGGAGAGCAAGAAGCAGAGCGGGGCGCAGCTCACGGCTCAGGAAGAACGGCAGTACGATAGCCTGAAGCGCGCGATCATGCAGTGCGAGCGGCAGCTTGACAGCTACGGTACCGAGCTTTCGGACACCGCGCGTCAGGCCGAAGGCTCGAAGACGGCTCTTGGCAAGATCGGCCAGACCATCGAGGACAACGCCGACAGCATATCTAGCGCCGGTTCCAAGGTTTCGAGCGCGGGCACCGCCATATCCGGCGGGGTTGTCGGCGCGGCAACGGCGTTGACCGGGCTTGCATCGAGCCAAGAGGAAGCCATACAGCAGAGCGGGCAGCTTGAAACCGCGTGGAAGAACGCGGGCGGCACCGCCGAGCAGGCTTCGTCCACCTACGGCATGTTTTACCGTCTTCTTGGCGAATCCGACACGTCAACCGAAGCCGCGCAGAACCTAGCGCGCCTTACCACCAACCAGCAGGAGCTTAACCAGTGGACGAACATTGCGGCGGGCGCGTATGCGACGTTCGGCGACGCGCTGCCGCTCGAAAACCTCGCGGAAGCCGCGCAGGAGACGGCGCACACGGGAACCGTCACAGGCGGTCTCGCCGACGCTCTCAACTGGTCTACGGCATCAGCCGAGCAGTGGAGCGCCGCCCTTTCCGGCCACTCTTCGGCTCAGGCCGCCTTCAATCAGGCGGTCGCCGAGGGTCAGACCAAAGAAGATGCCTTCAACGCCGCGCTCGCGGCGTGCGGCAGCGAGCAGGAGCGGTCGCAGCTCATCACCGAGACGCTCACGGGCTTGTACGGCGAAGCCGGTAAGCAGTATCAGGAAACCAACAAAGACCTTCTTGCATCGCGCGACGCTCAGAACGAGATGAACAAGAGCATGCAGGAACTCGGCGAAGCGGCGATGCCCGTGAAGACCGCCGTAACCGAGATCGGCACGAGCTTGCTCAACACGCTCGCGCCCGCGCTCGAAACCGTCACGGGGTGGTACAAGAGCCTCACGCCGGAGCAGCAGACGCTTGTTAACAACCTCGCTCTAGGAGCTGTCGCTTTCGGCGGCGTGACCACTGCCATAGGTAAGACGATGGAAGCGGCGGAGGGCGTGGGGAGCGCCTTCAAGACCGCTGGCGAGCTTTGGGGCGGCGCTAAGAAGGTAATGGGAGATTCGAGCTTCCTAACGAAGATCGGAACCGGCTTCTCTAACATCGTCACCAAGGCGGGCAGTCTGGGCGGAATGCTCACCGGCACGCTCTCTAGCGGATGGACGGGCTTCACTGGGCTTATCGCCGCGCATCCCATCGGCCTTGGCGTTGCCGCCGTGTCAGCCGCTGTCGCTGGCCTTACGTGGTTCTTCACGCAGACCGAGACGGGCAAGCAGATGTGGTCTGACTTCACGGGCTGGATTTCCGAGAAATGGCAGGGCGTGCAAGACTTCTTCGCAGGCGTACCCGAGTTCTGGGGCGGCATCTGGGAGCAGGCGAGCACCGGCGTTTCGGATTTCTGCACCGGCGTTGGCGAGAAGTGGGAGCAGTTGAAGCAAGGCGCTTCCGACACTTGGGAGAACATCAAAACCGGCGCTTCTAACGCTTGGAACGACCTTAAAACCAACGTCGGGAACCTCGCGCAAGGCGCGGTCGATACCGTGTCTAACGGGTGGAACAACCTCACGAGCAACACGCAAACGGCATTCTCGAACATCGGCCAGACCGTGCAGAACGACATGAACACCGCGAAGACCGTCGGCAGCTCTGCGGCTGGCGCTCTGCAAGCCGCGATGAACGGCGACTGGGAGACGGCGAAGAGCCAAGCGGCGAACGCCTTCAACGCAATCAAGGACAACGTCGGCTCGAAGCTTGACGCTGCCGAGAGCACGGCAGTTAGCATCGCAGACCGCATCGGCGACAAGCTGGGTTTCCCCGGCCTTGGCGCTAAGGTGCAAGGCGTGTTCGACGGCATCAAGGGGTTCATTCAGAATCCCATTGAAAGCGCGTGGAACGCGATTTCGAGCATCCCGAGCAAGATCATGAATGCCTTTGGCGGCATCAGGATAAGCATTCCGAGGCCGAAGCTTCCGCACTTCAACGTGAGCTGGAACGACTTCGGCCCCGTGAAGCTGCCGAGCGTAAGCATCAGCTGGTACGCGAAAGGCGGCATCTTCGACGCGCCTTCGGTCATCGGCGTTGGCGAAGCAGGCCGAGAAGCGGTCTTGCCAATCGACCGCCTTTCCGACCTCATGGCCGATGCGCTCAACCAGATTGGCGCTTTCAGGCAGCAGCCCGCGTCTCAGGTTGTGTCCGTCAACGTCGAGCTTAACGCTCAGATTCGCGACGGCGTGGACGCATACGAGACAGGCCAGCAGATCGGCGCTGGCATCGCAAGCAAGCTGAAGCAAAGGGGTGTTCCGGTTGCAACTTAGACGGACTAGGAACCAGCACGACCGAATCATCTTTAACGGCACCGACCTATCGAAGCTGGTTTACTGCAAGGTGCGCCGCCCCATCATGGCGACCGTCAACGCGACGTTCGAGAGCGTGCCGGGGCGGCATGGCGAGGTCTTCAAGAGCGCCTACCGTGGCGGCTACGACCTTCCCGTTGAGATTTGGCTTAGGACTGAAGACCGCCGCGAGGTCGCGGAGATGCGGCACAAGCTCGCGGCGGCTCTCTGGACTGACGAACCCGCGGCGCTCTACCTTCCCGATGACCCGACGCGCTACCTGCTCGCAATCGTGAGCGGCAGCACCGACCTAGACGAGATCACCGACGATTGCCCGACTACAACCGTGACTTTTCACATCGGCGACCCCGACTATTACGGGCAGAAGCGCCGCATGGAGGTTTCGGCGGGCAACATCTACGTCAACGCTGGCGGCAACCGACCCGCTTACCTGAAGGTCACGGCGAAGCCCTCCGCTGGCAGCACGTGGCGGATTACGAACGTCGATACCGGCGAGTTCGTGGCTATCAACACCGCGCTCACGTCTTCGAGCACCATCAGGCTTGACATGGCGACCGAGCACGCGACGGTCAACAACCAGACCGCGCCAGTAACGATTGATTCGGATTACTTCGAAATCAACGGACGCTGCCACCTGAACATCACCAACGGCACCGCGATTCTTGAGTGGGTGGAACGATGGCTTTAGTTAGACGTATCAGCTTCACCCGTTTCAGCCGCTGGGGCGACAATCTGGGGCGGCTCACGGTGAGCGCCGCGACGCACACCGACGCGCTGGACGGCACCGACGAACTCAACATCACGTGCGCCGAAGACCTCGTGAAGGGCGACCGCATAGTTTGGATTGACCTTCAGGGCACGTGTCACGAACACATCGTTGACACCATCGACCGCGTACACGACGATGACGGCGCGCCAGAGACGCAAGCCGTCTGCATCAACTCGGTTAACGAGACGTGGGATGACTGGCTGGACGATAAGCGGCCTTCTGGCAGCGTGTCGGTAGCCCTCACATCCATTCTCGCAGACACGCGCTGGGAGGTTGGCACGTGCGATCAGGGCGGCATCGCTTCGCGCACCTTCTACCACATCAGCGTGCGCGAGGGCATAGCCGAGCTGCTGGAAACGTGGGGCGGCGAGCTTGAAACGACCATCGTTCACAACGGCGCTGGCATCGTCGCGCGCCGCGTGAACATTCGCGCCCTTCGCGGGAACCAGAGCAGCGCAAAGCGCTTCACGTGGACTAAAGACCTCGTTTCGGTCAAGCGCTCAATGGCGAGCGACAACCCGAAAACGCGCGTCTACGGATATGGAAAGGGCGTTGAGACGGAGGGCGGCGGCTACGGTCGCCGCCTTACCTTCGGCGACATAAACGGCGGCAAGGACTACGTTGAGGATGCCGAAGCCACCGAGATTTGGGGGCACCCCGACGGAGAGGGCGGCATTCTGCCCGCCGTGACCTCATACGTGAACGAGCAGTGCGAGGACGCGGCGCAGCTCTTGCAGGAAACGAAAGACTATCTAGAGCAGGTGAAGGAGCCTAAAGTTACCTACACCGCTTCGGTTGTCGACCTATACGCGTTCGGGCGCTCGTGGGAGGGCGTGGGCGTTGGCGATGACGTGACTATCATCGACAAGGGATTCTCCGAAGAGGGCGTGCGGCTCCATGGCCGCGTGTCTCAGATTGAGCGCGACTTGCTCACCGGCGACGCTACGGTCACGTTCGGGACGCTCACCGACACGATGGCAGACATGTGGCAGAGCGTGAGCAATGCCCTGAAAGGAAACAGCCAGCAAAACGCGCTCTACGACGCGGCGGCTGGCACATCCGTTTCATGGCTCATTCAGCTACAGAAGTCGCTCAACGCTCAGTTCAACGCGGTTGGCACGTACAGGGTCGAGACGTTCGAGCTGGGCACGATCTACAGCAACGTTCCCATAGACGCGGTGACCGGGCATCCGCTTCGCAGCACGTCCGGCATGTGGGCTGTCAACCTTAACGGCATGGGTCTTCGCCTTGCATCCGGCCTTACCTCAGACGGACAGTGGGACTGGAAGACTTTCTTAACCGGCGGCATGGTGACCGCAGACCTCATCAACGCCGGCACGATGCGAGCAGACCGCGTGCGCGCCGGTCTTCTCACCGATGAGAAAGGTAAGAACTTCTGGGACTTGACCACCGGCGAGTTCTCGCTTTCAGCCACGGCGACCGTAGGCGGCGACACTGTTCAATCAATCGCCGACGCGGCGGCGAGCGACGCGCAGAAAAACGCTGTCAAGGCAGCTGAGGAAGCGGACGCGAAGCGGCTAGAGGAAGCTAAGAAGTACGCCGAGGATCAGGCTTCTTCGGCTGGCACCGACGCTAAAGACCAAGCCAAGAAGTACGTTGACGCGCTCGATGAAGCGCTGGGGCAGAAGAGCATCTTTGACCGTCTCACCAACAACGGTGAGACGCAGGGCGTGTACCTCAAAGACGGCAAGGTATATATCAACGCAACCTACATGGACACCGGCGTTCTAAACGCAAACCTTCTGAAGGCCGGAATCATCACCGACAAGGAAGGTAAGAACTTCTGGGACTTGACCACCGGCGAGTTCTCGCTTTCCGCCGACGCTTCGGTTGGCGGCGGCGATGTTGGAAGCTCTGTCGTGGCGGTAGATGTGCAATATGGCAACTCCACCAGTTCATCGACGGTACCGACCACATGGACAACATACGCGAACTGGAAGCAAGGCCAGTACCTATGGACGCGCCTAAAGCTCACGCTCGCAGACGGCAACACCGAATACACCACGGCGCACCGCATGGCGGACAATGACGGCATCGGCGTTTCTCAGGTGCGCGAGCAATACTATCTGAGCGCAAGCAGCAGCACACAGACCGGCGGAAACTGGTACTACTACCAGCCTACGTGGGTGAGCGGTCGCTACTACTGGACGCGGAGCGAAATAACGTGGTCTGACGGCACGAAGACGTACACAACGCCCGTGCTGGCGCGCGCCCTAACGTCTGGCAATCAATCTACCGACGATCTAGACGAAGACCTAGACCAGCGAGAGGTGTTCAACCGCCTGACGAACAACGGGCAAACTCAGGGAATCTACCTGAGCGGCGGGCTGCTCTACATCAACGCCAGCTACATTGAAACGGGCATCATAAGCGATCGGTTAGGGCGCAACACTTGGAACCTGAACACCGGTGCTCTTGCGACAAACTACATGACCGCAAACAACATCAGCGCTAACGGGACGTTCGAGTGCGGTTCGGCATCGAACCTGCTTCGCCTCATAAACGGCGAGATTCGAGGTCTTGAGAACGGTACCCAAATCGGATGTATAGACTTCTCAGCCCATTCGTACAACATCGACAACCCGTCAATCAAGTATCGAGGTATACAGATGACGGCAGAGGGGACAGTTCGCATCAGCTCGCCGCAGATCTCGACGGCAGCTTCAAGCAACGAGAGCACCACAGCGACTATATGCCATACGGGCAACCATAGGCTTCACTACGTCAGAGAGATTCACGACAACGGCAATGGAACCGTTGGATGGACTAATTCATGGCGATCTATCAACTTCATCAACGGTTTGTGTACGACGTGCAGCTTCGATTAGGAGGTATCTAATGGCAACAATTCTCTATTATCTCGCTCATGACCCGATATCGAACTCTGAGGCCGTGCTTGCCGAGTACGACGCTGAGCTTATAAAAAGAGCTGACGAAAGCGGAATAGTGTTCATAGCGGTAGACGATCAGGGAACACGTTCAATCGTCCCCGCTTCCGACGTGAGAGAGCCGGAAAACCGAGATGAGCACTTTACTTTCGTTCAGCCGTTGTATGTCGATGACAGGTTCAAAGCGGTAGTCGACGTGTTCGACGCGCTGGCGGCAAGCGTGCCAGCCGTGGCATCGAACGCCGACGTTCAGCCGGTTTCGAGCAAGGCGCGAAGCGCTATGAGCTTCAGCGAAGCGCTGGAAGCGCTCAGAAAGCTTGCCTATCCCGATAGCGAGGAAGGAGGCGCGCAATGAGCAACACGCGGACGCTCGAACTCGATATCTCGAAGGAGGGAACGGGCACATGCGTCAAGGTTGGTCAGGGCGACGATGGCGGAACCACGATCAAGGCGCTTATCTACGACAACGGCGCTGAGTTCGAGCTTTCCGGCGCTACGGCATGGCTTGTCGTGCTTTTGCCTAATAAGCGGAACTACTATCGCGGTCAGTGCTCAGTGAGTGGCAACGCCGTAACGATCACGGTTGACGAGTCGAAGCTTTGCAGCGTGTCCGGATACACCGACGAAGCCTATTTCACGATCACGAAGAGCGGCAAGACCTATTCAACAGAGCGCTTCGCAATTGAAATCCTGCGCAGCGCTCTTGACGGACAGAAGCCCGCGCAGAGCTGGGACGATGCCGTTCAAGACCTCATCGACCGTGGCGAGACGGCGGTAAAGAACGCAAACAGTGCGGCGAGTGCGGCGAACACCGCTGCTGGCAAGGCCAACACGGCTGCGAGCACAGCCAACAGCGCAGCGAAGAACGCGAACGACGCGACAGATGCCGCCAACACCGCCGCATCAGCCGCAAATACGGCGAAGCAGAACGCGGACGCTGCGACCACGGCTGCGAACAACGCCGCATCAGCCGCAAACACGGCGAAGCAGAACGCCGACAAGGCGACCGCAAGCGCCAACGCCGCCGCGAGCGCGGCGAACACCGCTGCCGCGAGCGCGAACGCCGCCGCTGCGACGGCAAACGGCGCGGCAGAGGATGCCACCGCCGCTGCACAGAACGCGCTTAACATCGCAAACTCTATCGCGGCTATCGAACCGCCGTCAGATGACGAGGTGCAAGAGCTGCGCGAAGAGAACGCGACGCTTGCGCATGCGGTTACTGAGCTTCAAGACGATTACCTATACCTCGGCGAAACGCTCTACGTGCCTTCAAGCAGGGTCACGGCTCAATCTGGCGAGAGCATCACGCTTTCTCAGTCGAGCGTTTCGGGCGAGACGGCAACACTCAACTAAGGAGGTTCTTTCATGGCTGACATTTCCGTTCTCAACGTCGGCGGCTCGGCTAAGAACATCAAGGACACTTCGGCGCGCAACTCGGCAAACGCCGTAACGACCGCTGAGGAATACGACCGCCAGCACAACATCAACGCTTACGCGGGGCGCTCGCTCGCTTCGGTCTTCGCTAACGAGATCGGCAGCACCGACATTTACACGTGGCTTCGCAACCGCGCGCGAAACGCCAACTTCGCCGGTCTTCGCATCGGCGACTACATCGACGTCCCCGTTTCCGAGGGCGCTAACGTACCCGCGCAGACGGTGCGCTACCGCATCGGCGCTATCGACCAGTATTACCAGTGCGGCGACACCGCGAAGGGGCACCATATCGTCATGGTGCCGAAAGCGCCAGTCTCCGTGAAGGGCGACAAGGCTTCTAACACGAGCTACCTTCAGTGGCGCGAGACGAACGACAACAACGGCACCGCCGAAGAGAAGCACCCTTACTTGTGCTCGAAGCTCCACGATTGGGAGATCAACGATTTCTTGCCCGCTCTGCCGTCCACGCTTCAGAGCGCCATTCTCGCGCAGCGCGTGCTTCTCGAAGAGCGCTATTCTTCTTCCGGCAAGCTCACCGAAGCGAGCGGTTGGAGCTGGGCGGACTTGGGCAAGATTTGGTCGCCCTCAGAGATGGAGGTTTACGGGTGCCCGGTATGGGGCAGCAAGGGCTACTCTGTCGGCTTCGATTCGCAGTTCCCCATCTTCACGGACACCGCAAGCCGCATCGTGGGCGGTCGCGTCAGTTGGTGGCTGCGGTCGGTCATGGGCGGGTCTTCGTCTAGCGCGTGCAATGTCGGCAGCACCGGCACTGCCTACAACATTGCCCCGACGTACGACTGGGTGCGCCCGCTGCCGTGCTTCCTCCTAGGCTGATAAAATCAGCCGTACATGGTACAGGTCTGGCGCATGCCTTGCGCATGCGCCTATACTTCCCCGCGCGAAGCGCGGGCGAAGTATTTTTTTGAAAATCACGGAGGGGGGGATGTTGCAAATTGAGCGGCGTATATGTGCGGAACCGCAACCTAAGCACGTTCGAGTATTTCAACACTGCGGTTTCGATTCGAAACGAAGTGACGAGGATTGTCACTTCGGGCGCGGTGCCCAAATCCTATCGCTTCATCTTCGCCGTCCCCATGGCGGAGACGGCGCGAAGCGTGGTGTTCAACCTCGTGAAGGCTGATGCCTTCTACCCGAACACACAGCGGAACGTCGAGGAACGCAAGCATTACATGACGCTTGCCTTGGCAGACCTAAACCAGCTTTACCAAGACCTGCAATGCCTTCTGGCGATGAAGCTACCCGTCAAGGTGGCTAAGTTCGAAGAGATCTCAGAGAGCATCGAGAACGATATAAAGCTCATAAAGGGCGCTCGCGCGGGCGTGAAGCTCATTGGAAAGGGGTAGAATGTTCGCGCGTTGTCCCTTGGAAATCATCGCGTCAATTGGTGGCTGCGGTCGGTCATGGGCGGGTCTTCGTCTAGCGCGTGCAATGTCAACAGCAACGGCAATGCCAACAACAATGCCCCGACGAACGACTGGGTGCGCCCGCTGCCGTGATTCCCAAGCCTTGCCAGACCGTGCGGCCGGAAGCGCCGCGCGCCGTGCATTTGAGGAAGGAAGGGGCGACCATCGGGCGCAAGCCCGTAAATATGCACCCCGCGACGGTTGCCGTTCGCTGCTTGCATGGCGCGGTTCTCGGCGTTCGACCGCGTTTCATGGTCAACCGTCAAGCGGCTGCTGAATGCCGATTGCGAGCCGTGCGGGGTGCCCTCATGAACTCTGAAGAGCGCAGGGCTGCGCGGCGCGCAAGGCGCGATGCTAAGCGCGCGGAGAACCGGGCTAGGCGCATCGAGGGATGCACGCTGGAAGCCGTCGCCGATCTCGATAACCTATACGATGCAGCCAACGGCGCTGCCGCTGGCGTGCGCTGGAAATCGAGCGTTCAGCGCTACATGGCGCGCGTCGTTCCAAACATCATGAGGGCGCGGCGCGACCTTCTCACGGGCGCAGACTTCCGGCGCGGCTTCATAGAGTTTGACTTGTTCGAGCGCGGCAAGCTTCGCCACATCTGCTCTGTCCACTTCTCAGAGCGCGTCATACAGAAATCGTTGAGCCGTCACGCCCTCGCGCCCGCGATCTGGCCTACCCTCACCGAGGGATGCACCGCGAACGTCAAGGGGCGCGGCACCGACTACGCGATTCGGCGGATGAAGCGCCAGCTTGTCGAGCATCACAGAAAGCACGGCACGGAAGGCTACATCTTGCAGGTCGATTTCGCGGACTACTTCGCAAACATCGACCACGACGCTTGCAAGCGCCTTATCGACCGCGCCATTGACGATGAGCGCGTTAAGCGCGTCATGAGCGACCAGATAGACGCTCACGGCGCGCGCGGCTTGGGTCTTGGCAGCGAGCCGAACCAGATTCTAGCCGTCGCCCTGCCGTCGCCCGTTGACCATCTGATGCTGTCCCTTCCGGGCATCTTGGCGAGCGGGCGATACATGGACGATAGCTATTGCATCGCCATTGACAAGCAGACGCTTTGGGACGCTCTTTCGCGCATCGAAGCGCTCTGCGACGATCTGGGAATCATCATCAACCGCAAGAAGACGCGCGTTGTGAAGCTGACGCGCGGCTTCGTGTTCCTGAAGAAGAGGTTTTCATATGGCGAGGGCGGAAAGGTTGTCGTTCGCCCGTGCCGTTCCTCCGTGACGCGGCAGCGGCGAAAGCTGAAGAAGCAAGCCGCGCTGGTCGCCCAAGGGATTATGACCGTCGAGCAGGTCAACCAATCCTACCAGTCGTGGCGCGGAAGCATGAAGCGCCTTTGCGCTCACGAGACGGTAAAGCGCATGGACGCGCTATACAAGGAGCTTTTCGGCTGAGGAAGCCGACATAGCAAGGTATCGAAGCCCTCGCATTCGCGGGGGCTTTTTTGTTGCGAGAGAAAGGGGAACACATGGCATTCACCGAAGAGGAAGAGGGCAAGCTTCGCGCGATCATCGCCATTTTCGACGGCCAAGCGCCGTCGCTCTCTAGCGATGTGGCGGCGAAGTGCCCCGCGCTTTTCGCGGCGTGGGACGGCGACGGCCACGCCTACTCCGAGGGCGAGCGCGTGAGCTTCGAGGGCGTGCTTTACACGTGCCTTCAGGCGCACACTTCGCAGCCTGATTGGTCACCAACGGCAGCGCCGAGCCTTTGGGCGAAGGTGCTTGAAGCCGGAACGCCCGACACACCGACAGAGGAAGTGCCCGAATGGGTGCAGCCCGATTCTACGAATCCCTATCCGCTCGGTGCCCGCGTGAAGCACAACGGCAAGGTCTGGGAATCCCTCGTTGCTAACAACGTCTGGGAGCCGGGGGCTGTCGGCACCGAAACCGTCTGGCGAGAGGTGACGGAGGGCTGACGTGGAAGCATCAGAGGTTTTTCTAGCGCTGTTCTCCGCCGTGATGACAGCGGTTGTCGGCGCGCTCGGCGCTGCGGTCAAGATGCACAAGGAGCGAGAGCGCAAGGCCGATGCGAAGTTCGACGCTGAGCATGATTTGCTGCTTCAAGGCATGCGCGCCCTCATGAAGTCAGAGCTGTTCAGGCTGCATGCGGAGTACGTGCAGACGGGCAAGCCTGTTCCGCTCGATATCAAAGAGCAAGCCAACAGCGTTCATGAGGTGTACGCGGGACTTGGTGGCAACGGCGTTGGCACCCACCTATGGAAAGAGCTTATGGATGCGCACGCATCCGATTAACAACAAGGAGAACTGAAATGATTAACTTCACCGCACGAATCAAGAACAAGACGTTTTGGCTGACCCTCATTCCCGCCGTCCTTCTGCTCGTGCAGGTGGTCGCCGCACCGTTCGGGTACCAGTGGGATTTCGGCGTTCTGAACGAGCAGTTGGCCGCGATCATCAACGCGCTTTTCGCCGTGCTCGCGATTCTGGGCATCGTGACCGACCCGACCACGGCGGGCGTTGGCGATTCCGCGCAAGCGCTCACCTACACCGAGCCGAAGCGCTATGAGTAGGCTAAAGGCTGTCGCCCTCGTGCTTTCCGGCGCGCTCGCGTCAATGCTCTACTGCGGCTTGCTCATTGTCGGCCATATCGAGAGCGACGCGGGCGCGCTCGCTGAAGCGCGCGAAGAGGGATACGCGGCGGCTGAGGAAGACCGCCTTGCAATCGTGGTCGATAGGCCGATTGCAGAGGGTAACAGCATGCCGCTATGGCTTCAGACCGACCCGCAATGGGACTACATACCCTATGCGGGCGGCACTATCGGCGAATACGGCTGCGGCCTTACATGCGCGGCTATGGCTGTCAAATACATGACGCTTCAGGACATTACACCGCTCACGCTCGCATCGTTCGTTGGCGACACGTGCTTGACCGATGGCGTGAACGACCCCGGCAAGTTCTGCGCGTGGATTGCCGAGCATTACCCGGAATACGGCATCGAGAGCACGCCGATTTCTTACGATCTCGCGCCCGTCCTTCAGAACGTGTCTGACGGATGGCTGGCGTTCGCTGGCATGAGCGGAACACTCGGAGATAGGGACTACGGCGGGCACGTCGTGCTGATCTGGCGCGCCGACGATGACGGCTACTGGATACGCGACCCGGCGAGCGCTGGGAACTCGGCGCGCGCCTTCACGCTCGAAGAGCTAGAGCAGGTCGATTTTCATTACTTCTACTGCATCAGAGGGGGCTTCTATGGCACTCAACGGCATTGATATTTCTAACCACCAGCGCGGGCTTGACCTCGCGCAGGTGCCTTGCGACTTCGTGATCTGCAAGGCGACAGAGGGAACTACCATCGTTCACAACACCTGCGACCCGTGGATTCAGCAGACTATCAAGCTCGGCAAACTCTGGGGCTTCTACCACTTCATGAACGGAGAAGACCCCATCGCTCAAGCTAAGCACTTCGTCGCAAGCTGCCGTAACTACTTCGGTAACGGCATTCCCGTTCTCGATTATGAGATGTACGGGCGCATCGGAACCGACAAGGCAAAGCTGTTCCTCGATTACGTCTACGATCAGACCGGCGTTCGCTGCATCGTCTACATGAGCCGTAGCGTTTGCACCGAAGAAGATTGGTCGCAGATTGCGCCGAATCACGCGCTCTGGGTTGCGCAGTACGCCAACAACAACCGCACAGGCTACCAGTCTTCGCCGTGGCTTCCCGATGGCGGCTTCGGCGCTTGGGATAGCTGCGCAATCCACCAGTACACGTCGAATGGCCGTCTTGATGGCTTCAACGCACCGCTTGATCTCGATATCGCCTACATGACGCGCGAAGCGTGGGGTAAGTTCGCCAACCCGTCCGGAGCGGCAGCACCAGACGTTCCGCCCGCAGAGGTCGCCGAGCCTTCGCCGGAGGGCACGACGCTTGACCTTGCGGCAGCGGTCATGCGTGGCGAGTATGGCGTTGATGCTGAGCGCCGCGAAAAGCTCGGCGACCGTTACCAAGAGGTGCAAGACCTCATCAACTACATTGACGGCGCTTCCGCTTCTCAGCTCGCAGATGATGTGGAACGCGGCATGTTCGGCGTTGTGCCGACGCGCAGCGACGTTCTGGGCGACCGCTTCAGCGAGGTTCAGGCAATCGTCAACCAGAGGGCGGGCGTTGGCGCTGCGCGCGTCTACACCGTCAAGAGCGGCGACACGCTCAGCGAGATTGGCGCTTCGCTCGGCATCGACTGGCACACCATCGCAAGCAAGAACGGCATTGGGGCACCTTATACGATCTACCCCGGCCAGAAGCTTTCTTATTAG